GTAGTAGTACCGTCTCTGCTGGATACCGTACATGGCGTCCTCCTCCTCCGTCGTAGTCTTACCCTCTTATATAGCACGTGCCATGCCATAAGACATGTTCAATCTTTCCACATATTTACGGTCCGGTTCTTCGGATACGATTCCCCATATAAGGCATGGTTTTTTACTGATAAGGACGCAAGCGGGGATAAGTACTGAATACTAAACGGTTTTTCGTTCTATGCACTACTTCCCCATATGAGGCACGGTTTCCCCATATGAGGAATAGACTTGACCGCAACACTTTGTTGCACGTGCACCATTTTGTTGCATGGGTGCAACATTTTGTTGCAAGGTCTTGCATTCTGCATCATAATGGTGCATACTACCCTTATGCCAAAAGAAGCGGCGCAAGGGAAATATATCCGGTTACGGTCCAAGGGGATTAGCAAAACGGTTGCGTGCGGTGCTGTTGGTGTGCATTCTACGACCGCTTATCGCTGGGAGTCCCGGGAAGACGTACGCGCTAACATCGAGGCCCTTGCTCAAAAGTATATCGCCAAACTTCCGGACGCTATCAAGCTCGGGCATGATCTGATCGACGCCGGGAATGCGGCCGAGAAGACTCCGGAGAATGATAAGATCCTCAAATTAGCCGCCGAAGAAAGCCGTCTCATGCGTCAAGCGGTCGGCATCGCGCCTTCACACTCCCCCTCTGTGGTCATCAATAACCTTGTCCTGGGCAATCAACTTAACGTATTAATGCCTTCAATACAGCGTCTCTTGGACCAGCATTCAGACGCGATCGAGATCAACCCGGAGGAGCCTTAACAGGAACATTTTATGCTGACCGCTTCGCTAAATATATACCCAACGAATCCAGTATGTTACAGACTTACTAACAGACCGGTAATGTATATTATGTCAAATTGCCCTGTTTTATCGCGCAAATGCAGGATTGAGATGGTGTTATGAGACAAGGACCGTGCCCAGACAAGAAGCGTGCCGAGGCGGGGGGGAGGAGCGGGACGGTCGGAGTCCCGAAAAGTATTTTATCTCTGCCACTCCCACACTCAACAGGTTTGGACAACATGTCCAACGTACTACACCCCCAATGACGCTTGTCGCCACCCACCCCCCGGGTGCGTCGACGGGACAGGGCTGTGACCCCCCTCCTCACAGCCCTGTCCTCTCCCAGGCGGAAATTGCGCAGTTAAACGACATGGCGTCGTTCTTCTCGTTCAAGTACGTCCCGATTAACAAGCGGTTCCTGACGCTGCCCCACAAGATCATCTGTTCCTTCACCGGAAACCAGTTCGGAAAGACCGCGATGTCGACCTACTCCGTGGTTCTCTCCATCCTTGGACGGCACCCGGTCGTGGAACGGAACTTCGACTACTACAAATGCGCCTCCCCCGGCTGCAAAGGCAAGTGGAACGCTGCCAAGGCCCCTAAGGACCAGATTTGCCCTCTCTGCCGTGGCGCCGTCAAACCTTATTTCGGCTCCGTCCGCACAGTTCGGTTTGCCTCTGAGACTCTTCCTGGGGATACGATGGACGAGAAAGGGCAGGTGAGCACCGAGACGCGCAACACGCTCTACCCTGAGTTCAAGCGGTGGCTCCCGCCGTTCTTGATAAAGAAAGATATTACTTCGCGTTCGCCTAAAATGGTCGTGAAATCCGCCGTGGGCGGGCCGGACATCGTCGTGGAGTTCGTCTCCTACGGGCAGTCCGTGCAGAGCACCGCTGGTTCCCAACGGTTCATCATCGTGTGCGATGAGGAGCCTCCGTATCCGTTCTGGTCGGAGCAACTACCGCGCCTTTTGGCGGCGGACGGCTGGATGATGCTCGCCCTGACCCCCGCCAACTACATCTCGTGGACCCACGACGAACTCTTCGAGCGAGCGTCGACGTATTATCGGAGCAAGACGATCGCGAACAAGTTCGGCCTCCCACAAGTCGAGGTGCTGCGGAGCGACAACGCGATCGCCGTGGTGCAAGCGGCCACGGACGACAACCCGACGCTGCGGCCTGACGTTGTGGAACGTCTGTTCGAGAACTACAACGACGAGGACGAACTGGCTATTCGCCGTTTCGGTGTCTTCAAGCAGGTCTCGGGCAGAATCTTCAAGGATTTCGACAAGGTACATATCATTGACGGGCCGACGGTCTTCCCTGAAGGGATCAACGAAGAGTGGTTCCACGCGAGGGGTTGTGACTACCACGGTCGCAATCCGTGGGCGATTGGTTGGGTGGCTCTCTCCCCCGACGACGAGTTGTTCGTCTACGACGAGATGGCTCCTTCGCCGGAGAAGTCAACGACGGATGCGATTGCGAAAGAGGCCGCAGAGCGGTCCGGCGACTATCGGTTCCGGCTTGACCTTGTGGACCCCCTGATAAAGTCCGCCAACGGCAAGGAAAGCCCCCGCCCTGACTGGAGCGTGTTGGATGATTTCAACGCGGCGTTCTCCCGCTTGAGGAAGGCTGGGGTGGGCACCGGCGGGCATTGGGAGGTGTGGGATACCAAGTCGGAACGAGGCAGAGACGCCATAAAGGTCCGACTCAAGAATTCCATCACTTGCGGAAAGCCCTTTAGTAATATACAGTACAAAGAAGGGGTTCGGGTCGTCCTGCCGACGATTTGGGTCTTCAGTAAGTGCAAGGAATTCACGCAGTCCCTCCGTTCGTGGCGTTACGAGGAGTGGCAAAACACCGGGGCGAACAGGAGCAAGGAGGACAAGAACACGCCTTCCCAGAAACATTCGCACTTTTGCATGGTCCTCGAAGGGCTGCTCAAGGACGCCCGGTTCCGACCGGTGACGAATCGCCACCGAGTCGTTCGTGAATTTAAGGACGACCGGTACTTCAGACGGGAGGCTCATAGATAATGCCTAAAGTGGACAAAGTCTGTCCAGATTGTTTGTTCACTCCGATGTGGCGGCGAATCAGCGATGGGGAAGACAGGGCGTGGTGCCCGGCGTGCTCCGACGCGAAGGGTTTTTCTTCTTTAACCCAAGAAGAAAAAGATGAACGATTTTCTATGATTAATTCCGCGTATCTCGGTATATACTACGACATCGGGGATACGAGGAATTGCGAGGTTTCTATACGCGATTACGTTAAATCACTCTTGCCGGGGGTGGTATAGTGTCTCCGTTATATAGTTACACCTGCGCCGATCCCAAGTGCGAAAAGTCTCGCAAAATCATGGATTTCGTCGTCCCGCTGCGGCAGTATGACGCGAAGGTGAAGTGCCCGAAGTGCGGGAAGCCGCTGACGAAGATGTTGTCGGCTCCGTACTTCAAGGTCAAATGAAGGAAGTTATCCTCCATCTGGATGGTTCTTCGCACCCCATCGATGTCCACGCCGACGGCGAGACGCGCCCCTGCTCCGGGTTTCTGCTCCTTGCGAGCGTCCCCTCCGACCCGCCTGCGTGCATGATGCTGAATTACGGAAATTCGAATGCGACTGGGAACCTGTTGATGACCCTCTACCAGAGATCTGTACACGAACAGCCTGAACTCGCGTGGGTGATCGAGCAAGTCGCGAGGGGCATTTGTAAATTCGCTGACGATGAGCGGAGCCGGTGGCCGTCCGATGACGTGATTGGGAGGGCTTAGAGCGTGGGGGAATCAAAGTACGGGGCTGCCCTCGAAGGTTCGTTGAAGTCGATCTACATCGACGGAGAGCTGAAGAAAGTCCAAGGTAATTCGATCACCAACATAGATTCTTTTGACGCGATGATCGACATCCTCGACTGCGTCCGCTCCGAAGGCGACTACGAGTGGCACAGCGACGTATTCTTCCCGGTTTATCCCGCCATTTTCCATACGCAGACGGCGTTAGATGCGTCTCAAATAGCAATGACGAGAGACTACAGCGATGTGTTCCTCCAGGACGGATCGGAGGAAGCAAAGGCTAAGGCTGCTGCGGCGAAAGAACTGATAAACCGCACGCTGAACCAGAAGCATCTGCACTATTTTCAGAAATACATCCGTGCGAACCAGATCCGGCGTATCAACCCCTCCGGCGTGGTCATCCGCTGTTGGTGGGAGCGTGAGGATGAAAATGTCGTCACCGGGTTCAAGTACCGGCCCGTAGAGGATGACAAGGACAACAACGGGAATCCCATCACCGACCCGATGATGCAGGTCCCCGCGATGAAGATGATGGTCGAGCCGCAGATCGGGCGCGAGCCGCTTGTCGACCGGTTCAACTGCGACATCGTGGACCCGCGCAATGTGTGGATGTCGGGTGAGTATTGTTACTCACTCCAAGAGAAACGGTTCGTCTACCTGCGGTACGAGAAGTCCTTGGACGAGCTGGAGGGAGACGACTCTTACGAGTATTTCAACCTCGATGCGCTGAAAGATGTTTCGCCTCCGGCGGAGACGGACACCAGCAAGGAGTCGTTCAACAAGCTGGACAAGGCGCAGAAACCCACTGCCGAAGGCTGCGGTGCGGCGTTTGACATCGTTGAGCGGTACGGTAAGGGGTGGGTCGTCGTCACCGAGCGCGATGAAGTGACCGGGATGCCGCTGAAGGCCGAGCCGGGGTACGACGAGTTCGGCAAGAGGAAAGACAAAGCAGAACTGCAAGAAATCTGCGTCGCGTGGGCGAAAGCGGCGGACGACTGGGTGCTGATCCGTCATCATCTGACGGCATACGTGGACACCCGGGGCATTCCGTATCGGCCACTGGTTCGCGGTTTGTGCTACATCCACCCGACGAAAGACGGAGGGGCGGGCGACGGCCCGATCGCCAATCAGACGCAAGTCGCGATCAACGACACGCTCAATATGAGCAATGATCGGGTACGACTCGCCACCTTCCCAGTCATCAAGGTCAACGCCTACGACGCCGAGGAGTCCGAGTCCGTCTACGAGTTCCGCCCCGGGCATCGGATGGAGCTGTCGGATGTCAAGAACGCGGAGGAGTTCCAGATAAGCTCCGACGTGTCCGGCGCGATGGCGCAGACGGGGATGTTCACGAACCTGATGCACCAGGGAATCGGCATCTTCCCGCCCCAGATGGGCGATACCCCCGCAAACGACGTGACGGCGACCGCGACGGCTTCGGCGGGTGCTCATGCGAACGTGCGGTCGGCGTACCAGTCGTTGACTGCGGAACACACGATGAACACCGAGTTGTACAGCATGATCTTGCAGATGACGGGCAAATTTGCGCATCCGAAAACGGGCGAGAAGCTGATGGGCGACAAGCTCTATGACTTCGATCCCAACGCGGACTACTACTACAAGCCGATCACCTCCGCGATCGAGCCGGAGTCTTCGAAGTTCCAGACGAGGAAAGACACCACGACGATGTTCGGCTACGCGGCGCAGATCCCGAACCCGAACACGCCGAAGGTCTTAAACGCCCTCTTGAAGATTTTCTACGAGACGTTCGGAGACAAGTATGAGTCGATCGGCGCGTTGCTGGACGAGCAGGCACCTATGTTGCCTCCAACGCAGGGGGGTGGCGTAGCCGCGCCAGAGGCCGCGATGCCGGTGAGCAACCAGAATAATCTGCCCATGAGCGCGATGGAGCAGGCTGTTCGCGGCGGAGGACTCTCCGGTGGATAGTAGCGGGGTTATCAATCTCGAACACGTTCGGGCCTACCAGCAGCGGCACGGGGCCAAGCAGACCGAGGCCTGTTTGCAGAAACTTGGCATCTTGCAGTCGTTCTACCAAGCGCAGACTACGACGCTTGGGAAGGAACTGTTGGCTTGCGTAAACTCGGAGTTGGTCCGGATTTCCGAGAAAGTGCTGACGGACCCCAACTCCACCGATGACGACAAGGCGATGTACCGGGCGTATCTGCATATCGGGCAAGTGTGGGCCAAAAAAATTGGTGACTACGAGAATTTAGTAAAGTCGATCCGCGATGCACGTTAACGACCTCATAGAGTTCATGGCTACGACGCATGGGGTGCTTGAATGCGGCAAACTCGACGGCGCAACGAGGATCACTTTGACGCTCTTGCTGGAGGATACCGAGATCCAGGCCGTCGGCGGCGATATAGATTCGGTCTTCGCCGGGGCTACCAAGCAGTACCATCGGCACATGAAGGATCGAAGCGTTGTGAAGATTACGAAAGGTCGTAGGAAATAAACCAAGGAGGTTTACACAGTATGCCGGAGGAAACGCAGGACGTTCAGGTAGAAGTGGCAACCGCAGATCCGGTCGCTCCCGAAGGGGACATCGATCTTGATCGTGCCGCCGCCGATGCCGAGCGAAGACTGTCGGGTGAACCCCCGGTCGTAGCCGCCGAACCTGTGGCGGAAGCTGTAGTCGAAACGCCAGCCGTCGTCGAGGAAGTCGTCGTTCAAGAGACGCCTCCCGAGGAGATCAAAGAGGAGCCGACGGACCATAAAGAGCGGACCAAGCTCGGTAGGGAAGTCGCCCGCCTTAAAGACGATCTCGGTAAGGTTCTTGAGCAGAACAGGCTTCTCATCGAGCGGTTGACGGTGCCGCCAGCCCCACCGCCTCCTGCACAGGAGGCAGAGCCAGAGTACGTCGACCTGTCCACTCCGGAAGGTCTGCGTACGTTCATGGCGCAGGAGCGCGAACGCGAACGTAATGACAAGGCCACCTACGCCGTGGGGTATGCGTCCCAGGTGAAAGAGTGGATCTCCGACGCGGAGAGAGCGGAAGACGCCGATGCCGTGGAGATCAACAAACTCTTGACCGGGGACACGCCGTACAATGTTCGGCATTCATCCAACCCGCAGGGGGATTTCGTGTTGAACCTCTCGCGGGCTGAAGCGCACTACTACAAGCAGAAGGCCAAGACGCCTCCTGCCGAGAAAAAGGCCCCTCTGTTGAACGACAAGCCGAGGGCACCTCTCGCGGTGGGCGGGGAGTCGAAGGCGGACGCAGGTAGTGCGAGTACCAAGCCGTTGAAGATTTCCGCAGCGGCGATGGAGTTTGCGAAGGCCAACGGGATGAGCGACGAGGATGTAGCCGCCGTTCTTTCCGCGCCGATCCAGAACTCCTTCGTGCGAGGACGACGGTAAGGTGCGACGCGGATACCACAGACAAGCGAGGACGATCCCCGTCCGGGCGAACGACGGCGATTCCGGCCGAGAAACGACGGACCAGGGTAATTACTTCCGGTGCTGGAACTGTGGGTTTATCTGCGACATTCGGCGGGATGAACTGTCCAAAGACGGGAGACACAGAGCGACCCATGCGATCTACACGGATACTTTGACCCCGCTGTACGCATATGGAGACTCCGTTAAGCTGTCGACCGGCGTTGGGCACGACATTGTACTCGTAAAGGAAAATACATCGATCTACCACGTATATACGGTGGCAGGATCTGCCTGTTCGCTGTGCCATTCCGCCGCATGGAAAAGGGTGTAAACAACTAAAGCCTCCACGGAGGTAAAGGAGAAAAGATATGTCGTTTAAAATCGAGAATCCTCGTCGGGTCGTGCAGATGGCGGGCGACGGGTCGAGTGCTTATTACGTCGGACAGATCGTGTCCTATATCGCGGCTTCCAAGGCCGCGACTCCCGGTACGATTCTCCCGCTCGCGGTCCCCGCTGGCGAGGCGGATACGACCAACTTCCAGGTCGTTGCTGGCGTCGTAGTTGGCATCAACAACAGGACCCCGGTTTACGGAGATACGTTGAAGGCCAACACCGTGACTGGTGTCCTGACTCAGGCCGATCAGATCGCCCGGGATTGGGCGTTTAACAAGGGCATGTACTCGATCGGTGACCCGCAGGTGCTCTTGGACGTGGCGATCATCGAGCCTTGTTCTCTGATCGAAGGCCCGATCTTCAACGCGGCGTACGGTACCGCCCCGACCGTCGTTACCGATACGGGCGGCGCGGACACTACCGGTTACACGACTGCCGGTACGACTGGCGCGTGCGACTTCACCCCGGTTGCCAACTATGCGACGATCTACTGTCGCACGGGAGCCAACGCGGGTCTTTACCGGACGACCAACGACACGTCTACGACCGCCCCGGATGTCACCGTGGCGTTCCCGTATGACGTTGCCCTTGGAGACACCTTCGTTCGTGTCCCCGTGAAGCAGGGTTATTCCCGGATCTACATCGCCGGTCCCGGCATGTACATCGCGGCAGAGAAGACCCCGGCGACCCACTACTTCTCGGTGTTCGTCGAGAAACTGGACCTCAAGACCGCCGGTTCAGAGACTGCGTTGTTCCGGTTTGCGAGCATTCACTTCGATCCGATGCGTGCGTAGTATTAAATAACAGGAGGAAATTCAAATGGCTTTCATCTTGCAAGATAGTGATTTCAGTCGCTTGCTCGACAAGCGGCTGACCGACGTGTGGGAGCAGTCCCTTAAAGACCTCAAGCCCATGCGGAACCAGTTCTTCACGGTGGCGAAGTCCGACTCGGCGTTCGAGGAGTTCTTCTACACCACCGGTCTTGTTGGGGACATCCCGGAGTTCAACGGTGCGCTGACCTACGGTGCGCTCTATCCGGGCTTCCACAAGAAGATCGAGCACAAGGAATACGCCTACGCGCTTCAGGCGCAGCGGAAACTGATCGACGACAAGAAGTGGGGCGTTCTTGATGACCGCGCTCGCTACCTTGCCGAGGCTTACGAGCGGACCCGGGAGAAGCAGGCCGTTCGTCTGTTCACCCAGGCCGGTTCGACGGCGTTCGATTTCATGACTTCTGAAGAGGGTAAGCCCCTCTGCTCTTCGACCCATCTTACCAAGACGGGCGTCTCGACTTCCTCGGGGTTCGACAACACGTACAGTTCCGCGCTTTCCCCCACGTCCCTTGCGGCGATGCGACTCAAGGCTCGCCTGTTCAAGCAGGACAACGGAGAGCGGTACGAAGGCTGGACGAACGTCGGTCTTGTGGTCCCGGATGCGCTGGCGGATTACGCCAATGAAATCACGGGGTCTTCGCAGAAGCCCGATACGGCCAACAACAACATCAACCCGCAGTACAAGCGTTACACGGTCATTCCGTACATGCGTCTTGACGACTCGGATACCAACGATTTCTACCTCGTGGATCTCGATGCGATCAAGAAGAACGCGGTGTGGTTCGACCGGATCGCGCCGGAGTACAAAAATACAATAGATTTTGATACGTATGTGTTTCTACAGGCCGTGTACGGTCGTTTCTCAATGGGTTTCAAGGATTGGCGTTGGATTATTAAGAGCACTGTTTCGTAAGGGTTTTTAGCGTCGTTTGTTCTTTGACAGAATATGCCTATGACCGAACGTAAACCTACCGGAGGCCGGTCTTGACGAGGGGCCGGTCTCCTTCACCCGTGTAAAGGCGGGTTCGATTCCCGCCACCGGCGCATGAGACAGGGCGGCGGTACTGGACACAAAAGGAGAAATCAATGGGTTTCACCGACTTCCCTCACGGTATTACGAGTTTCGGGGTTCCCTTGCTCGGGGGAAATCCTGGCCCGATTACCGGGTCTGTGTTTTTCGTCGACAGTTCGACCGGCTTGAACAGCAACGCCGGTGGGTCCCCTTCGACTGCCTTCGCCTCTCTTGACTGGGCGATCGGCAAGTGTACCGCCAACAAGGGCGACACGATTTACGTTATGCCGAACCACGCCGAGACGATCACCGGGGCTGGCGGCATTACGGCGGACATCGCCGGGATTGACATCATCGGGCTGGGTTCGTACAACCAACGCCCACGGTTCCTCATGGACGGTGGCACCACGGTCACGTTCGCTGTGTCGGCGGCGGATGTCACCATCCGCAACATCGTCATGGCGTCGGGGCACCTGCTCGTCGCTGCCGGTTTCAATGTGACCGGAAAGGGCTGCTGGATCGACAAGGTGGAATTCGCCGACAACACGACCGCCGAGAACTGGGGAAGCCCGATCAAGGCGACTGGTGCGGCCAACACGGCCGACGGCTTGAAGATTACAAACTGCCGGTGGGTTCCGCTCGTTGACTCCGTCAACGAGCTGGAATTCATCGAGATCACCGACGACATCGCGGACCTGGTGGTGGTCGGGAACTACATCGTCCACGAAGGCACTGCGTCTCCGTTGATCCTCCAGGCCGGCACCAAGGTGATGACCTGTGCTCAGGTCATGTGGAACTTCCTGTCCCACAAGATGACCGCTGGCGCCCTGTTCATCAGCAACGGCGGTACCGGCAACAGCGGTATCATCGCCCACAACCGGTTCGGGCACGCCGATGTCACCACCACCCACGACTGGGGAGCGGCCACGGGGTTCCGGCTGTTCGACAATCTCTCGACCTCTGTTGACAACCTGTCCGGGGTGATCCTCCCGGCGGCTGATACCAACGGTTAACAACTAACCCGAGCCGGGGCGGGATATCCCCGGCGTAATTCCAAGGAGGTTCAGATGGCCGTTGATACGGTGCAGCCAGCAGAAGTGAAGGATGCCAAGATCCAGTTTTTTGGCGAGTTCGAGAAGCACCCCAAGGGAGGCTACAGGTCCGAGTACCCCGCGTGGATGCACACGAAGTTGCTCTCCGACATGAAGGACGAACTCAAGGGGAAGCAGAAAGCACTTGACATGAGATTGCCCAACGCCAACGAAGCGGAGTTGAGGGAGCAGATTCGGGACATGAAGGTCAGGATCGACGATATCGAGGCATCTCGCCCCAAATGGACAGCGAAACAGAAAGATGACTTTCGAGGGGTTATCAAAGACATGGAACCAAAAATACAAGACGCCCTCTACACGCGCTCGGAAATGCACTTGGGGCTGGCGAAGGCCGAGTTGGAGTTGAAGCGGTCGATGCAGAAGTGTATCCCCATTCGACCCGATCTTGCGGAGGCGGCTGGTGTGAAACTTGAGAAGGGCAAGGGTAGTCGGGATGACGCGCTGAAAGTGCGTAAGATGCTTTATGGCGGGATAGACCCGGACTTCGACACAAATTCCGAATACCTGCGCCGGGAAAAGTTGAACGGTGTTGAGCACACGGAGAGGTAGGTAGCCAAATGGACGGGTCGGCTTTACTTCGCTCGTTAAGGGAATCCGTAGGAGAGCCGAGCGGGTCTCAGTATTTGGACACGAGGACTTCCTATCAGTACCTTTGGGAAGCGGCGATCGAACTGGTTCGGCGGACGAGATGTCTTAAAGCGACCCAATCCATTACCTCCGTTGCGGAAACGGCTTCGTATACGCTCAATGCGGACTTTCTCAAGGTCGATCTCCGCAACAGTAGCGGCGAATACATCGTCAAGTATTACGACGGATCTTCAACGACCTTCATCAATTTTGGCGAGTACGATTCCATTATTTACGCGAATCAGACGACCTCGCAGTCCGTGCCCAACAGGTTCACCGTGATCGACAAGGCTTCTTTGTACTCGCAGATCACGGGGACTGCGACTTCCATCGGAACGTCGAGCGCGGGGCTTTCCGTTCTTACGGACACGTCGGGGCTGTTTACGACGACCGATTATGTGTCGGTTGGAGATTTGATCCACAACACGACCGATGCGAGTTCGGGCATCGTCCTGTCCGTCACGGACGCTACTCACCTCAATACCGCCATGTTCTCGAACACGGACGGGACGGCGGCGAGTTGGGCCGTCTCCGATGTCTACGTGATCCAGCCCCAGGGACGGCTTGAGATCCTGTTCGACCCGCCGTTGTCTACTGCGGGCCACACCGTAACGGTTTACTACATCCAGCGCCCCGCCCCGGTGTTCCACGATTACGGCATGTATCGGTTTTCACCGAATTACATGAACGCCCTCATTTCGTACGCGGCAGCCAAGTACAAGTTGGCGGACCGGGAGCCAGGGTCGTGGGATGCGTTCCGCAAGGAATGGGCCGGGCGGCTTGGAGAAGTAAGTAACTCTATCGGGAATACGTTCAATCGGTCGGGGTTCAAGATGTCGCTTAAAGGAGTTCGTTAGTGGCTGACGACAGAATAGTACAATACAGAGAGCTTCCTTTAAGTGGAAGGCTCAGAACCGCAGATGATCCCGCTGAACTTATATCTTCTGACGGCAAAGTCAATATAGTTGACTTCCAGACACTACAGAATATAAGACCTAAAGGAAGTCATAAGCAAGGTATCGGCGGGACGACTAAAGTTAATACGACAGTTTTGGCGAATCCTCAGGTTAAGTCCATGTTTCAATTTAGGAAAGACTCTCCTGCGGAATCC